CTATTTATCATTTCTAGATTTAAAACAGCTATATCCTCAACTGGCTGTGAAATTTTATAGGTTTTGCAGGTAGAAACTCCCTCATAGTTTATACCACTTACTCCATCATCTAATTGAATCTCATGTAGCTCCTTTAACTTAATCTCAAGATTAGCCTTGAGATAGTTGTAATTGTATAGAATCTTCTCAGTCCCTTTATAGTAATCAGCCTTCATATCTAGCCCTCCCTCAAAAAAGAAAAATCCCAGGAAGAATTACTTATCCTGGGACTCTTGGTCCTCTACATTATTTATTTTTACTGTGTATGTTTGTTGATGCTTGCACCTTGCACATTTAAGATTAATATCAAAATCTCCATGCTCAGTTTTTACACTTACTTTCCCTAGTAGCTTGTTACAAGACTTACAGCGAATCTCCTGTGTCATATAACCTCCTATAATTCTCTAAAGTCTATGTCTGGATACTTATTTTTAAGTAATTTAACTTTAATAAGATAGTCCTTTGTCTTAAATCCCTTGGTATCTTCTAGCACCTTGTTTCCTGTCTTAACCTCTCTATACTCAAAGTCTCCAATATATTTTATAGCTCTTATCTTCTCACCCTTATACTCAAAGCCATTTAGTAAAACATATACAGGCTGTAGCACAAGATTACTAATTTCTCCTACCTTCTCTAATAGCTTAAGCTCTCTGTATCTATTAGCTTCTTTCATGCTGTCAAAAGTTATTCCATCAATAAGTACTTTTTTATTACTATATTTGCTTTTTGTGTTATTTTTTGTATTATTTTGTTTATGGGGGATTGCTCCCCCGCATTTTTTATTTTGAGTCTGCTTTACCGCTGCAACGGTTTTATTAGCAGGCTCTTTTTTTCTTTTTAGATAATCTTGATACTCTTCCATTGTCATTCTTATGGCCAATGTTTCTCACCCCTCTAGTTTGCTTAAGTGCAATTTCTGCTAGTAACCTTCTAAGAGTAGTACTTTCAACTTTGCCCCAGCTACCATCTTCTCTTTTTCTTTGTGCGAAGCAGTCTGGCTTTCCATTTTCTAAGATTGAAACCTTGCTGATTCTATATTCAAAACTCTTAGTCTTAACAGTAATCATTTCATTTCCTCCTAGCATGTTTGAATTTATGAGTGAACTTAGTGCACTTAGATTCTCTAGTATAGTGCTCTATCTCTCTTTCAATCATTCTTTTATTTAGCTTATTTAAGTACTGCATATGTGAAACTCTAGAAACAAATTCTTCTTTAGTCATTTGTATTCACCTCTGATTTACTGTCATACATAGCCTGAGCAGTTTCTCTTAGCTTAGTAATTCTTTTATCACCAAATTTAAATTCTTTTCTTAGTGCAGCTTCGATAAGTTCCTCAGTCTCATCTACATGTTGCTGTACTAATGATTCAAGAAATATTTCAAACTGTCCTAGAGACATTTTGTTTATTTGCTTATACCAGTTTCTTGTTTTCTCTCTCTTCTGGGTTCTGTTCATGATATCCTCCTAGTATCCGTTTTCCTGTCTTCTGAGGTTCTCTTGAAACTTTTCTAAATAAGCTGTTTCTAAATCAGCTCCTGAATACCCTAATGTATGAGTTATAGATAATAGAAAGTGAAGAACATCTGCTAACTCTTCCAAGGTATTACCACCTACTTTTTTATTATTTTTCCAGTACTTATGTAAATCTTGCTCATTACACACTTCTGCAAGTTCTACTACAAGTCCAAGAAGCCTATGAGTTATAAAATCTTTATGATCTAAATAAAATCCTAGTTTATCCGAGTGATTACTGTTGTAATTCTTAACAACAACATCGTCTAGATATTTCTGTTTTACAACTAATTGATTAAGGTCCATATTCTACTCCTTATCTAAAAAGGTACATCAGCATCATCAAGAGCACGAAATCCATCTGAATCTAAACCCTCAGGTTCATATGTGTTATTTGTTTCAGGAGCCTTATTCTTATCTCCCCACTCTAGGAACTGTACATTTTCGGCAACTATCTCGGTAATGTATCTCTTTTCTCCTTCAGTAGTATCATAGCTCCTATTTTGTATAGAGCCTTTTACTGCTACCAGTCTTCCTTTAGCAAGATAGTTAGCACAGCTTTCAGCCTTTTTACCCCATACCTGAATCTTAAAAAAATCAGTCTTTTTATTTCCGTCACTGCCTTGGTATGAGCGGTCAACAGCTATATCAAAATTAGTAACAGCGTTGCCTGATGAAGGAATGTATCTAAGCTCTGGGTCCCTCGTTAGCCTTCCTATAAGTATTACTATGTTCATAGAAACCTCCTCAATGTTAATTTTTGTTAATCAATTTCATTTACTTAAGCCTGTTTCCTTATATCAAACTCATGTACATTTGCTCTTACTAGAGCTTCAGCAAGCTGAGGGCAAACACTGTTACCTACTCTTGCTACTTGCTCTGTCTTTGGATATGCTTTTCCAGTGTAGTCTATGTCAATAATGTAATCATCTGGAAATCCTTGAGCTTTAAATAATTCCCTTGGTTGTAACATTCTCATTCCTATGTCTGCTATCTTGTAATTTTCACCTTTTATGGTTACTATTCCGAACCTATCCTTGCTAGTTATTGTATCTAGTGGTTCCCTTAAGCTTTGTCCTGTCCCACATCCATAATATTTAATTAGAAATGCAGTAACTAATCCAAATCTATTACTTGCTGGAATTGTAGCTATAGGTTCGTCTAATCCAGTAGCTCTAGTTTCATTTCCTGTAGCAGTGTAGTAATGTTGTAAAAACATTGCTTTATTATCTAAAACATAAGGCTCATCAGCTTCAATAATGAATTTCTGTATACCTCTTGCTATTCTTTTCAAAGTATTCTCGGCTAATGGCTTTTTCCTATCAAATATCGAAGGACATGGAATATTCCAGTCAATACATTCTGCAGCTGTCCTATATGGTTTTAAAAGTCCACTTTGTACAAATAGACTTCTTGGGTCTCCATGTGTTGGTTCTGGCCATACTATAGGATGTCCGTCACACCTTGCAATTAAGAAGAATCTCTTTCTAGTTGTGGGTGCTCCATAATCACAAGCTCTCAACTCTCTAAAATCTATTTCATAACCTAACTTTTTAAGACTTTCTATGAATAAATTAAAAGTTTTTCCTGTTTCTTTTTTATCTGGATAGCCTTTACTGTCTAAAGGTCCCCAGGTCTTAAACTCTTCCACATTTTCAAGAATTATTACTGCTGGTCTAACTAATTTTGCCCATTTTACTGCTATCCAAGCTAAACCTCTTATCTTTTTATCCTTAGGTTTAGAACCTTTGGCTTTACTAAAATGCTTGCAGTCAGGACTAAACCACGCTAAATCTACTACTTCTCCTTGAGTTGCTTCTAATGGTTCTACATCCCATACGCTTTCACAATAATGCTTAGTATTTGGATGATTGGTTTTATGCATTAATATTGCAGATGGGTCATGATTTATTGCTATATCTATATATCTTCCAAGAGCTGCTTCAATTCCTGTGCTAGCTCCGCCACCTCCAGCAAAGTTGTCAATTATTAATCCCATACTTTGCCTCCCTTCTAGTGGTTATTTCGAATTTGGAAACAACCACTAATTCGTATTCTGGTTATATTGCGTTACTAAATCAACAACTTGTTCGCATTCAGAAACATCAAACATTCCAATATGACATTTTTCTAAAGACTTTCCCATTTGTTTTGCTAGCCATTCATAAGCTTCTCTTCTTGTCATTAGCTTTGTTTTCCACAAAGGGTCAAAACTAGCATGAGCTTTTTTCTTCCATTCTCTAAGCTCAGCATTTGCAAGTATTCCAAGTGGTCTATTTGTCCCTTTGTGCACTCCAACATAAGCATTGCATTCTTTGCATAAATAAATCATTCCATAAGACTTGCCGTATATGATTTTACTGTCAACAAACTTCGCAGGTTTTTTGCAATATTGACAAATAACTACCATATCTACCTCGCTTTCTCAACCAATTACGAAACTTTTGAGCTTAGTTCTTTCCATTTTTTAAGTTGTGCAGCTACTTTATCTTTTATTGCCTGCTCAGTAGGTCCATATATCATCTTTATATCTGGATAATTAACATGTGGATTTCTTAGTACAAAATAATATCTATCTTTCTTTGTGGTAGTATCTTTCTTGATTTCCATACAAACCCTCCTAATTTAATCTATTAATAGCTGATAAATAAGCTTTCCCTGCCTGAATTGCTTTATCTAGCGGTAAATTCTTCTTAAAATACAGTTTGTCTATATATTTAAGTGCCTTATCTAAATTGCTCATATGGAATCCTCACTCCTTGAACGATCTCTTTTATTTAAAAGCATTTCTTCCATTGATTCTTCAGTAACATCTGTATAAGAACCTTGTAATTTTAAAGAGTTCTTTGTATTTTTAGGTTTCTTATTATCATAGTTGCCTTCAAGTACTTTAATATAATTAGCTGGTTTAATTAGCCAATCAAAGGTTATTATCCATGATTTAGGATTCTGGCCATTTAAGAAAGTGGATGCTTTAATTTTATCGATGCATATATAAATACTATTTCTGCTATGTTCTTTGAGTCTTGCCTTTAGAAGCAATAGTCTTTTATCTCTTATTTGAGTTAAATTTTGCAAATTTAATGAATTCCATGATGTAATTATGCTGTTCAGCTCTTCTGAGCTGATGGAAAACTCATTCGAGTTTGCCTTATCTTCTTTACTTTCCTTTCCTTTACTTTCCTTTACTTTACTTTGTGTACTTTCTTCCTGAGTAAACTCAGTTTCCTCTGGAATTAATTCAGTTATTAACGGAGTAAACTGTGAATTTACTAATAAGTAGCGTTTTTCCATAACTATATTTTTCCGCTTAGAACTGACACATGCTGTTATATATCTCTTTTGAATACCTCTACTAGTTAAAATCCCATGTCTTTCATAAATCTCATTATCGAATAAATTCCTTCTTAAACATGCATTAATTACGGAGTTAACTCTATTTTTATCTGCGTTAATTTTGCGACTGAATAAAAGCTCTATATCATCATTCCATTCAATGAAATATCCATTAGCATAAATTTTCTGCCATAATTTTATTAGAATTGCAAACCCATCTAAACCACATTCTGCTTCTAAAAGTTCTACATCATCATCTATATTTACATCTAGTGGAAAATAATCTAAGCCAACTTTAAGCGGTCTAGCCATATCCCTTATCACCTTCCTTATAAGGGAGGCTAAACCTCCCTGTCAGTTTATTTAGTTTCTTCTTGATCTATAACTTCATAATCATTTTCTTCAACTTCAAATACATTTTGATTTTCTACTTCAGTCATATCTGAATTGATTTCAGTCTTAATTGTGCTATCTTGAACTATTTGTTTTACAAACTCAACCTTTATAGGTGCATACTTTAAAACTTTCTTAAGGACAGTTTTCTTGGCCATTTCATCAAAATTCTTGCTCCAAGGACTGTAAGATGAGCTATATGCCTGAGAGTATGTTTTAGCATGATTTGTTATATCCTCTTTAGACATAACCTCAAATCCAAAACCTCCATTTGTAAGCTTAAATACTGCGTAATAAGCTATTACTTCTCCTCTATTACCACTAGCAGGCTTATGCTTAAGAACTGGCTCAAGGCCAAATTCATATTCAAACTCATCATTTTCAAATACTTCTTTAGCATAAATATTTGCAAACTCACCACTTCTATATGCAAGCTCTATAAGGCCTTTGTAACCTATCTGAAACTGTACTTCCATATTCCCTTTATTCTTATAAGGAATTAAATATGCTTGTCCAAGTGGTGTATTTGGTTCAAGGCCTAACTGGGCTGCATTCATAAGAGAACCCATAAAGCTTTTAGGAGTGCACTCAGCTAGTTTTGGGTTAACCGATATTGCAGTTAGGGCCATTCTTGTAAATCTTTCTGGAGTAATTACACTTGGAAGAGCCTTTTTAATCGCTGGTTCCATAACCTTAATCCAATCTTTAATTGTCTGAGGTTCTTTATTACCATCAGTCACGCTATTATTTGCTTTCTTTGCAAGTTCATTTTTTAAATTTGACATATTATCATCCTCCATTTATTTAATTTGAAATCTTCTACTTGAAGATTTATTAGTGTATTTTTCATATATGTTAGGTAGTTCAGATTTTAACTTCTTAGAATCCAATCTATTTGATTCAACAGTTTTCCAAATTACTGTCCTATCAGATATAATTGCTTTTTCTGCTTCTTTCATTTGCATTTGAATATCTTGCTTAATAAGTTCCTGTTCTTTCTCTAAAGTCTTAATAAGCTCATTTATTTGGTCATATCTGTTAACCATCTCTACATATTCATTCTTATCAATTACAACAGTCTCACTTGCATCACTATCTGGATACATCATCTTTATTAAATCAGAAGCATCACTTGATCCATCAGGAGCTGGCATCTCATTTTTCAATATATGATTCTCATAGAAATCTTTTTCTATATTTATGAGATAATTTATAATCTCTTCATCTCTTTTAATTTCATGTATAGAAACTGCTTCATTTCCAATCAGTGCTGCAATATACCATTTATCTAGTCCAGTAACAGCCATATAATGATGGCATTGTAATTCATACATTGGTGGAATACCTTCTTCCCACTGCTTTTTAGCATATGAATTAGTAACCTTACACTCAAGTCCAGCACTTTCACCTACTACTAATCTATCTACATTTGCAAGCATCCATTCATGTTCTGGATGCTGAAGTATAGCATTTCTTTTTCTTACTTTTTTACCTAGCATTTCTTCAAATCTTTTAGCTACATAGTCTTCTAAATCCCTTCCTATTCTCATTCTTTCAGAGTCTATAGGTTCGCTCTTAGGCTCAGTCTTATCAATAAAGACTGAAATAGCACTTTTAAAAGGACTAAGTCCTGCTATAGCTGCAGCATCACTACCGCCTATTCCCTTTTTTCTATACTCAAGCCACTGCTCATAATTTAAATCTAGGGTTTGAATTAGTACCTTAGCTATCACTACTCATCATCTCCTTCATCTTCTGTATCATCTTCATATGAATCATCAAAGTAATCGTATCCATTTATTTTCTTGTAATTGTCTAAGCAATATTGGTTATACATTTCATCAAGATTTTGGTTCATTTTATATTCCTCCTGTATTTGAAATTTGTGTTTATGCCCATGTACCGTTTTCATAGTAGTGGAACCATTCACAGTTTCTAAGTCTTACGCAAACTGTATTATTTTCATCTAACCAAACTTTAGTGATTTTCATTCCGTCCTTGTAGTCATTTCCTACACAATCGGTGTGTTTCTTGTTTACTCTATGCATCAATTTCTTTTGTTCTTCAGTTAGATTCTCAATACCTATTATCATTTTGGGCCTCCCGTGGTATAATCAATGTGTAGTTTTTATTTTTGCCCCTAAGAAGAGTATTTTCTTCTAGGGCTTTTTTATTTTTATGAAAGAATTACTATATTGCGACTTGATACTTCGTTCTCTAGATATTTCTTTATGTTTGAAATAGCTTCATGCTGCCATGCTCCACCATCAGCTTCGAATAAAGCTAACTGGCCACCTTCTTTTATTCTGAATATAAACTTACTTGCAGGTTGATCTACCTCTAAGAATGTCCTATATGGTGCTAGTGTTACAGGATTAGGAACAACCACATCAGCAACTTTTGCCACTCCAGCTTTTACAGTAGCAACTTGTGATACTCCATCATCTTCCATCGTTCTTATCATTTCATCTTTTAGATTGCCAGCTAATTGAAGTAGCAATGGTTTATCTTGTGTATCAACGAATTTGCTCTGCATTTCAATAACGAATTGCTCTTGGCTTTTATATTCTCCAAATCTTAGAGTTGGTAGTACTGGAGAAACTTCCAATAATAAATCTCTTTGTTTGAATTCTCCATAAAAAGGAGTAAATGCTTTAACTAATGTTGGTGATACTACATGAATAACAAGAGGATTTTTAGGATTTAAAGCAACCTTGTCGAAATCTGTTTTTATATACTGAACTAAGCTACTTAATGTAGATATGCACAAAGGAACTGTCTCAGGCTGTTTTACTGGCATTATTTGACTTGTTGAATAAACTCTTCCTTCAATTTCAATAGTTTCGGTTTTCCCTAAGTTAACAACATACTGTAACGCTTCTTTTATCATTTTTCATTCCTCCAATTTTTTATTTAGATACAACTTCTCCAGTTCTCATATCAACAATTTTTCCATCGCTTTCTGAAAGTAATTGACCTGGTATTACTCCTTTAGTGTATTCTTGAGCAACTACTTTTCCTCCACTCTTACCAATGAGCAATCTAGTTAATATTGGCTTGCTAGGTGCTGTAGTAGCTTTACAGCTAAATTCTGTTGTTACTTCATCCCTTTCTTCTGTAGTTTTTAAAGTAATTGTCATTGTGATCTTTCTTGCTTTCTTGTGGTCAGTGTTTTTGTCCATGATGTTTTCTAGTACATGTTCGAGTGTGTCATAGAACTCCTCTGATAAAGCTCCACCCGCTAAGTTGTCAAAAGTAATTTTTTCTTGCATGATGCACCTCCATAATATTTGTGTTATAATTTCATTAATTGAAATTTTACTTAAGCCCCTTTGTGAGTGC